ATTAGCAACTTTAAGAGCAATTGATCTTGCTCGTAATCTTGTATCTTTTTTAGTAGTGGTTGAATCAACACTAAAATTTGTAGTAGTTCCAGAACTATTAGGATAGTTTTTAGTTACAAAACTAACTTGTGTGTTTCCTGTTTGTGAAATAAAGTCTGGTATAAATCTACTAATTCTCATTATAAATTCTCCGTCTCCTCTAAGATCAGGCATCCCTACAACTTGTCCTGTGCTAGCTCTTCTTTGAGTAATATCAAAATCACCTGAAGTAATAGATCCTAACACCGCTGTAACTGTTCCACCTGCAGTAATTTGATCGGTCCCTGTTTCGTGTTGATAGTATATAGTACTTCCGTCCGTATTACCAGTAACATCGAAAGATGCATCATCACTTTCGCTATAATACGTTGCGTGAGGTCTAGCAAATACTGAAGAATCAACCCAAGCTGTTCTTGCTAAAGTGCCTGTTGTCCAAATAGGACGTTTAGTTGTAGAATCTAAATAGTTATATGTAACAACTCTATTCACTACATCTGATGCTGATGTGCAATAAAACCAGCTTATTTCACCAAATAAATTATTTAAACCTGCATTAACTAGGTCTCTTGCAGTTGAGTTAAGGTCATCATAAACTGCATCTTCTACTAAACAAGGCAATGATTTTAATTGACCATCGTATGCAAAAAATCCATTTTCAGACATCCAGTAAGCTGTACCATCAACTTCAATACAAGCATTTTTTCCTAACAATCCACAGTTAGTTCCTACCTGCTCAAATGAGAAAGTAAAAGGCTGACCAACAAATTTCATAAGAAACAATGCAGTATCTGTCCAAACGTAAATTGCATCTCTACCTTTAATAGCTCCCATAATTTTAGAACCATCAGCAAGCCTTTGTGTGCCTGCCGTGTTGTTTGCTTTAACAGTATATGAATCAGTTTGATCAATACTTTCTTGATCAGAAAATCTTATAAACATGTCGTCTCTAGTATTACTACTTCCAACAGTTGTTTCTGTTCCAAAAAATACTAAGTGTCTATCTGGTGTAGATACTAATACATGACGTGATGCAGTAGGTGCATTAGCTAATAATGTAGCTCTCGTGTTAACAGCGTTACCAGCAGCTGCGTCCCATTCAAAACATCTACCATTATAAATAAGTGCAATTAATTTTGTTCCATAGTTATCTAATATCCACATTCCTGGATCAATTGTAAAGTCAGCAGAAGATGGGTCACCCCATGCAACGTATCCTGATATATTAGTTACAGTAGCTCCTGCACTATGGCCTGCTTTAGTTGTACCATTAACTTCTCTAGCACCACCACTTAAAATATTAGTTGTAGTATTATTATTGGTATAACTTATATCTTCTGATCCAATTCTTATTTCTCCAGATGCAGGAAAAGCTGCAGTGTTAGTTAAAGGAATATCTGTTACAGTGTCATTAATAGTAGAGGCCAAAGTATTTGTAGAAGCACCTAAAGCAAGACCACCCCATAACGCTGTTCCCCAACCATAACCTCCTAATTGTAAAGCTGGTCCCACGTTATAATAACAAAGAACTGATGCTGATCCAGCATTGGTCATAGGGCTACTGCCCTCAGCTGAATCCATTGTAATTGTAAAAGTTGTAGTAGTTGGTATTGAAGTTACCATAAATTTTTCATCTTCAAATGTAGCATCACTATAAGCTGATGATCCCGGTATACTAGACACACTGTCAAACATAACTATATCGTTTGCTACTAATCCGTGAGCCCCGCTGCATGTAACTGTAACTGTTTTTGAACTATTAGTACTAGTAAAATTAGCTCCAGTTAATGTAGTTCTAATGGGATGAATATCATAATAAACATCTCCAGAGTATACGTATAAAATTCTATTTGTTCCTATTGCTGCATATTTAATACCAGCATTATCGTCCCAATGATGCACAGCTCTACACGCACCAGTAAGTTTAGATGATCCTAATTGTTGCCAACCACCTATTTTTTCTGGACTACCATATCTAAATCTTACATTATCACCATCAAACCATTGCCCTTCAGCTCCGGTTTCTGTAACTTGTTTATTAAATCCTGGTAGAAAGCCTAATTTTTGTAACATATATAAACCTGTTTATTAGGTGTTATAGCAGATTAACGGGGATTTCAATAGATTAAAGCAGAGGGAATCTGTGGTGGATCATCCCCCTGCAAGCTTATGTTATAAACTATTTTTTATGTAATGTAAAGCTTTTATAAAAGGCAGGAAGCCCTATAAACGGACGTTTGTCAAATTCATTTTCTTTAGCCATTTTTGATCCTGCTTTATTATAATGTAAAAATACTTGTCCACAATCTTTACCTGTAAATTCTTCTCTCCAATGTTCAAGATCACATCCAGAATATATTAACATATCTCCTGGATCTAAATCTACTTTAATTCCAGCTTGTCCTTGTTTACCTGTAGGGTCTAAATATATTGGCCAAGGATCACCACCTAGATTTAATGTAGTAGAAATTTCACAAGAATATCTATCTTTATGTCTAGCTAAAACATCTCCTTTTTTATAAATTCTTGCATAAGAATAAGTCTCAGATAATTTAATTCCAGTATGTTTTTCCATAATAGGTTTTACTTTTTGTAGTAAGGTTTCCATTACTATGTCACTATAATGTGAATAAGTATTAGGAACTTGTTCGTCATTCCACCTACCAAAATATTCTGTAAAGGGAGAAATAAATTTATTATCAAATAAAAATGTTGCTACATTTCTTTTATTTAAAAAATAGGCATAACAAAAATCTGCTATTTCTCTACTTATAGTTCCTTTTAATACTGTATATTTATTTTTTTTAAACGACATTTAATACTCCTTTCGGTATAGCTTGACAGTTCCAATGAATAAACCTAAATGGTTCATACCCCATATCTACCACATATTGATGCGGCATGTAAGATGGAAAAAATATCATTCTTCCAGGTTTTACTTGATAGTTTATTTGATGACTTGCATGAGTAACTTTAGATGGATCTTTTTGGGGTAAAAGATTCATTACGTTGCCTGGTCTTGGGTCTTCAAATATTGGTAAAGATGTTTTTTCACTAGCTTTTAAAAAATAAAAACCAGAAATGTGGCCATTCCAATGTGTATGTAATGTATGATGACCTCCACCTTTTTTACCAAACTCTTGCACCCACATCTCTGTAGTAAATAATTGATAGTTTGTTAAATCAAAACCCATTTCTTGAAGTAAATTATGCGATGTTGCACCTACATAATTTTGAAGATCTAAAAAAGCAGGGTCTCCAATTAAAGACGTAGAATGAAATACGTGACCCATGTCTCCTCTGTCTCCAAATTTTTTATTACGTTTATCAATATCTTCTTTTGAATTTTTTTTAGATTCTGCAATATATTTATCTGATGCTTTATTTAAAGTATCAACAAAAGCTGGTTCATCAGCAAACCAGATAGGACATTTAAAATATTCTTCTTTATATAATTGATTAGGATACGATGTAACGTTTTTATTTTTTTTTAATTTTTTTTTCATTAATTTTTATAAACTATATTTAATACTATTCTTGTGTCTTTATTGTCCTGGGTAACACCATAGTGTTCATTGGTATTATTAAAGAATATCATTTGATTTTCTTTAGATTGCACTGGTTGTTTTTTAATGACGGTAACACCATTACAAGTTGTAAAATTTAATATACAAATTTTTACATCTTTGTCTGGTTTATTGTTTGTATCGGTCCAATCATGATGTTTGCTGTGTTTTATTTTTTTACCTTGGTTTGTATATAGATTTAATTTTATTCTTAAAAACTTACTAAAATTACTATGTTGTTTAATAAAATATTTTATTAATTCAAACTTAGGAAAAAAATCACTATTAGATTTATCATTGTTATATAAAATATGAGTAAACATAAAGTTATTATCTTTGTCAAATGTTGTAATTTTTTGTTGATAAAACCAAGGAAAATTATCAGAATAAACTAAGGTTTGTAATTCTTTAAAATAATTCTCTAATAAAAAATTATCTATTATTTTCATTTAAAAGGCCATCCTAAATTCCATATTACTAAACTATGTCTTGACCCTTTTTTAACTGGACATACTCTGTGCCACACAAATGAAGGAAATACTACTAAAGAACCTTTAGGTAATATTTCTTTACATTTACGAATATTAGGTTTTTTATTTGGGTCTAGATTTCTAAAATCAAATTCTAATTCACCACCTGTATATTCTTTAGGATCAGATAAAGTTACTGTTACAGATAGTTTTCTTACTTTACCATGACTAGGTTGATTAGGTGCATGATAGGGTTGGTCCCAACCATCACAATGCCAATCATAATATTGACCTTTATTGTATTTAGTAAACTGACATGATTCTGAAAAATCCCAATCAAAATTCCAACCTGCACTTTGATTTGCTTGATGAACGTAAGGTTGAATTTCTTTATATATCCAACGATCATTCATCCAAACCACGTTTGAATTTCTTTTCTTTTTTAAATCTTTAATTTGAGATTGATTTAATTTTTTACCACCGTATCCACCGGTAACTGCCATTTGATCTTGCAATTGTTTTCCATAACGAACAATGTCATCACATATTCTTGTAGGAACTACAGATTTAAAATACCAATAATAATTTGTTAAGTTCATATGTCTTTATGAACTTAATATAACACTGTCTATGAGATTGTCAACGTTCCAGATACAGTAAACGTCGCTACTTTGTATGATCCTGCAGGACCTGGTAAAGTTGTTAATGTATTTGTGCCAGGGGCTACCGCAAAACTCATTGTACTTGGTCCTCTTATTACTACAAGTCCACTACCACCAGATCCACCAAAAGCACTAGATTTGTGACCATTACCACCACCGCCACCACCAGTATTTACAGTTCCGGACGTTGCACATCCAGTTCCAGGAGCTCCAGCTCCACCACCACCAGCACCACCTGCCGCTGCAGATGCACCTCCATAAACATTTCCAGAAGCACCTCCACCACCAGCTCTTTGAGTTGGTGTGTTTGTAATATTTGAAGTAACTCCAGCTCCACCTACACCTGGGCCTGGTCTATTAAATCCAGCTTCTGCGGCACCACCACCTCCACCACCAGATCTTCCTGGAGTTGGAACAGTTCCTGTACCACCAGGATTTCCTTGAGGGGGACTTGTTGGAGGAGTATTACCTGCTCCCGCAGTTGTGCAAGTTGTACAATATCCTTGACCACCACCCGATCCTCCTGCGCCACCACTTCCTGGATTACCAGATCCACCGCCACCACCACCAGCTGAGGTTATACAAAGCGCACTTGAATTAGTACCAGTAGCACCACCATTACCTGGTTCTTGACCGCCAGCTCCACCAGCACCTACGGTAATTGCATAACATCCTGCTGTTACAAATGCACTTCCTGCACCTAAAGGAGAAGCAGTATAACCACCGGTAGAACCACCTGAAGATTCTCTATAACCACCAGCTCCACCACCAGCAGCAATTGTTCCACCGCCGCCACCACCGCCAGCTATTACTAAATAATCTAAATTATAACCAAACTCTGGCCATGTTCCACATTTTTTTGCTTGAAATTGACTTTGTAGTGACCACACACCACTTGCTTTACTTAATTCTTTTACGATAACTATTCCTGAACCACCGGCTGCTCCAGGAACACTTCCTGAACCTGAGTTAGCTGATCCACCAGCACCACCCCCAGTGTTAGTTGTACCTGCTGTTCCAGTTGTTCTGCTTCCACCAGCACCGCCACCGCCAGTACCCCCAGCGCCTCCTGTTCCTGGTCCGCTTGGATTTCCACCACCACCGCCACCACCGCCAGCGTAAACACCACAGTTTGGAGCTCCGGGAAAATCTGGACTTACATCTGTTCCAGCACCTCCAGCACCTCCTACTGAACTTCCAGGAGAATCACCACCGACTGCTCCAGATCCACCACCACCTCCACCACCAGAGTTAGCGCATGTTAAACCTTTTCCACCATTATTTCCTTGAGATGGACTAAAAGGAGGTGTGTTTCCTGTTCCACCATCTGCAGGAGTTGGTGATGGGACAGCTCCTTGTCCTCCACCTGATCCACCATCTAGTCCGGGTGCTGCACTTACAGCTGGGTTAGTAGAAGATTGCCCTCCACCTCCGCCACCTGTTGCAGTAAACATTGTAGTTCCTTCACTTCCACCTGGATTAAAAATTGAATCTGTACCACTACCACCTCTATTTGTACAACCACCAGCTCCAGCGGCTCCAATAGTTACTGAATAAGGTGAATTACCACAAACATTTAATTCTACATTTCTTAAACCACCAGCTCCACCACCACCAGCAGCGGATCCAAAAGTTCCTGGTGCACAAGCTCTTGCTCCACCACCTCCACCAGCTACAACTACTGTCTGAGCTATTCTAGTTCCTGGTTGTGTAGTGAAACTTCCTGTGGATGTTTTAACTGTTTGAGTATTTTTTCCAAACGAAGTCTTATTCGTTTTTCCTATAATACCGCCGTTTGCTGATCCTGAAGGACTAGCCATGATTGAGTCTCCTTACGCGGACACCCAAGTTAGCCCTGATGCGTCCCAATTAAA